GGCTATGCACTACGATACGTGAATGAACAGACGGAAGATATTTGTCTGAAAGCTGTTGAACGAAATGGCTATGCACTACGATACGTGAATGAACAGACGGAAGATATTTGTCTGAAAGCTGTTGAACAAGATGGCGATGCACTACAATACGTGAATGAACAGACGGAAGATATTTGTCTGAAAGCTGTTGAACAAGATGGCGATGCACTACGATACGTGAATGAACAGACGGAAGATATTTGTCTGAAAGCTGTTGAACAAGATGGCGATGCACTACGATACGTGAATGAACTAATATTCTCTGTAAAAGCAAAATTAAAAGTATCTATTGCCGATATTGAGGCTAAGTTTGGGTGTGAAGTAGAAATTGTTTGTGATGGAAATAAAGATGAGTAAAAAGATACTTAAGTTCGCAGACACTCTTTCAGAGACAGCAGAGATACTTAGATTGAGTTGTGTAAAGCGTAGAGGGCAAAAAGTAGTTGGTAGACGAGCAAGAGTTGCATTAAGTGGTATTAAAAAAGATATTACAGCTATTAAAAAAGAAATCATGGAGAATGAAAATGAGTAAGATAAATATGATAGAAGTTGAAACTAAAAAGTTAGAGCTTGAAACAGGTAAATTTGAATTAGAGCAGAGACAAGCAAAAGCCTTATCTGTATCGGCATTTTTTCCAGACAATCTTAAAAATGATGTAGCAAGTGCTGTTATAGTTTATGATTTAGCAAAGCGTATGGATATTTCAGTAATGGAAGTATCTCAAAGCATCTTCATTATTTATGGTAGACCATCTTTCTCTACCACATTCCTTGTAGCAAGACTTAACCAGAGTGGACGTATTAGAGGTGCATTGAAAACTATCGTGAGTGCAGACAAGCAAGAGGCTTATTGTATTGCAGTTGATGCAGAGAGTAATGAAGAACTTGTAGGTATGACTGTAACTATGGAAATGGCACGTAAAGAGGGTTGGGTAGGTAAAAAAGGCAGTAAGTGGGTCAATATGCCAGAGCTTATGTTGCGTAAGCGTTCACAGTCATTCTTTATTAAAGAGTATTTCCCAGAGGTTATGTTCGGGTTATCTACACAAGAAGAGATGCAAGATGTAGAAGCTATCGAAGTAGCAGTAGTTGAGTCAGTAGATGATATTAATAAAGCACTCATGCAGAAGCCCACAGTCACTAAGCAACCGAAAGCTACAGCAAAGGTAGAACCAGAGACTACAGAAGCAGAAGCACCCGTTGAAGAAAAACCAAAAGCTACACGTATGCCAAGATACATTACACAGCACTATGCAAAATTAGAAGAGTGTGGGGTTAAGAGAAAAGACCTTAAACCATTTGCTGAACACATGGACTTTGAAAATATGGGTGAAGAAAAAGTATCATCATTCTTTACACAGTCAGATGCAGAGATTACATTTTATGTAAATGACTTCTACGGTATTGAACAAGGTGCTACAGAAGCAGTAGTTGAAGAAGTGGAAAGCCCAAACGAACCTACGGCATCACAGGCTGTTTCGGAAACACCGACCCCAGAGAGCAATACGCAAGAGCAAAAGGCAGGGGTTAGTATGGCGAGATACAAAGGTGTGATGATTTCAAAAGGTATCAAAGCAGAAGATGTGGATGAGTTCTTTTCATGGGCAGGTGTAGACAGTTCAAATGTAGCAGACTTTATGGCAGATATGGGAGCAGTTGATGCACTTGTAGAGCAGTTCAACACAGAGGCAGGATATGCCTAAGATTGGGAACCTATACGCAAGAAAGCACGGTAACAAACAAACCGTTACCGTGCTAGGCATAAAAGACGGCAAAGTTAAGATTAAAGATGCAGATGGTATTCACTTTATAAGTGAGAATATCTTTAATCAATTTTTTAAAGAAGTAAAGGCAGGTTAGATGCAGATTGATGTTACAGAAGAAGCTAAAGAGATTGTTTACAATGCACGTTTAGGGCAACAAAATATGAAGATAGTTGAAGCTACAGAGACCCTTGATGATGCACGTATGGAATATCTACAGATTACTTTTGTAAATCAATGGGGAGAGTATCACAGAGAGAAGTTTTACCCTACCAAACACGCTAAGAAGCTATTGCTATTGGCGAGAGCGTTTAACGATGCAGTATATAGAGATGGACAGCAGACGGTTATAGATACAGCAGATTTTGTAGGCAACTACTTTAACTGTTGTCTTGTAACCCCTGCTCTACCATCTGGTGAAGTATCGGAAACAAAATACATTAGAGATGTACGAGTGTGTCCGTTACGAAAAGATAATAGTGGTTCGTGGAACTTTAAAAAAGATAGACGTAAAAAGAAAAAATAAATTTGCTTGGAGGCACAGAAATGAATAGGGAAGTTGAGTTTAGAGGACTTACTACCAAAGGTAAGTGGGTATATGGAAGTCTTGTTACTACAAATAGCTTCATAAAACAACGACCAAAACAGCACACAAAAACTTGGATAGTAGAAAGTGCCTTTGGCAACGGTGGATGGTTCAATATCCTAAAGAGAAGCTATGTTAAGCCAGAGACAGTAGGAGAGTTTACAGGACTCAAAGACAAGAACGGTATTAATATTTACGAGGGTGATATTTTGTGGTACGACAAAGACCCAGACACCTACAATAAGTGTGAAGTAGTATTTACTAATCTAGGTTTTTCAGCAAAACATATAAACAGACCAGACTTGCCACATTGGAGCATGAGAGGAAAGATAGGTGATTGTGGAAAAAGTTTATTTATGGAAGTAATCGGAAATATCCATGAAAACAAGAATTAAAATAGCAGAACTCACACCACTCTACTTACGCACAGGGAAAATGGCGAGTCTTATAGGACGTAGCTCACGATGGCTTAAAGAGCAGAAAGGTGTGCTGTTTAAGCAAGGTATTCACTACCACCAACCAAAGGGAGAGAGAGAGCCTTTTTGGGATGTTGAGAAGATGGATGAGTGGGTACGTTCAATAGTCCAAGATGATGAGATTGACGAAATACTTAAAAAAGTTGTATAATAGGCAGTCGATTTTCGGCTGACCATAAAAGGAAACTATCATGGTTAGTATTTACAAAAGAGGAAAAAAACTTTATCTACAATATTATGTAAATGAAGTTAGGAAGCAAAAAAGTACAGGGCTTGAAGATACCCCTACCAATAGAAAACTATTGAGAAATAAGGTTATCCCACAGCTTGAAATTAAAATTATGAATGGCGACATAGACAAGAAAAAGCCAACGCTCTTTAAAATTTATGCAGAGAAGTATCTTGCATCCAAAGACCACTTGAAAACAGCACATGAGTTGGGAAATAAGGTTGGGAGATTAACTAAGAGATTTGGTAGCCGTGAGGTGACAGCATTAAAGAGAGTAGATATACGAGAGTATTCTACAGAACTCTTAAAAACAGTATCGCCAAAAACTGTTCGTAATTATATCGGGATTATGGGTGCAATACTTGATATAGCGATAGAATATGACGAAATTTCAGAAAACCCTGCACATCATATCAAATTGCCACAGCATACAAAACCAACGGTTACACCATTTACCCCAGAAGAGGTAGAAAAACTCATACAGTCTACAGACGGATGGTTTAAAAACTTTTTAGCAATCAGCTTCTACACAGGTATGCGAACAGGTGAGGTTTTAGGACTCATGCACGGAGATATTGATATTTCTAACGGGATATTGAAAGTTGTACGCTCCGTAGGGAAAGGTAGGGTGTCTACCCCGAAAACGGAAAGTGGAAGAAGAAGAGTACCTATCTTTAATCAAGTGATACCATACTTACAGGAGCAGATGAGAGGAAGCAAGAGCCTGTACCTATTCTCATGCGTTGAGGGCAGACATTTATATGGAGCAAGTTCATTGAAACGGCATTGGAAAAGAGCGTGTGAGGATGCAGGTGTTGAGTATAGAAAGGTTTATACAACAAGACACACGTTTATAACCTCTATGTTAAAAAGTGGAGCAGTATCTATTTTAGAACTTGCACAGATGGTAGGTCACTCAAATACAGAACCTATTATGAAAAATTATGCGATGTTTATAGAGGGTGAACACTTGAAGATAAGTAGGGATTTTAGTCCATTTGGTGTGACAGTCCAACAGACACCACCTATCAAAGCCCTAAAATAAGGGGTTTGCATAGTGGGCGTAGCTCGTGGTTCGAGTCCTTATTGAATAGACTCAATATACTCTGAACATATCGCTACAGCGTTCTCTTAGAGCATTTAAGCTCAAAATTGAAAAAATTAAAAACAGTAAGTGTCAGTTGAAAATCGGCACTTTATGGGAATATCTACCGACACTTCTACAGACAGTTAGTTAGTTGAAAAGTCTTTATTATACTTTAGATTTTGCTTCTCATAAAAATTAATAATCCGTATTCTTTTCTTGCTCACATCACTTGCCTGTTCCAAATCACTCTTTGGAATAATATAATGAGTATCATCAAACTCTTTAACGTCACCAAGCTCATAAGGCTCTACATGATACAAAGTTTTTAGCTTAGGTACTCTACTCTCTACATAAACTGTATTAATCTCTGGTGTGCATTGTCCACAACCATTAAAAAATAAGCTTACTATTATCAGTAGAGATATTGTAATCATTAATCGCATCTCCAAGCCCTTTCATTTCACTTTCAAAACCTACAACCTCTTTATCTTTAAGGCACACAACTAATTCAAGTTCTAATGCAGAATTTTTAATATACTCTGCACGTAATTCTTTAGCACTTTTTTCAAATTTCTTCTCTGCATCTCTTTTTGGAGAGTAGCAGAAGTTATAATATGCTCCACCTAGAAAGGTGATAATTAGTGCGAGTCCACCAAGCTTAACGTACAGACTTGTAAGCATTAATGAACTCCAATTATCGCTAAAGCACAGATATAAATTGTAACACCTATTACAGTCGCATAAAACAGATGTTTCCTGTTGTCCTTATCGAGTATCTCAATCTCATGGTCTTTGCCACCAGATAATCTAATCTTTCGGTCTACGTTTTTCATCATCAACTCCTAAGTATTTCTTAGCCTGTTTTTTCATCCCCTCTGGCAGAATATTGATTATCATAGATAGAATATCTACAGAGATAATCGTACTGAACGCATACAAAGCTATTGCTATCTTGCTGTCATGCTCTATCTGTAATTCAAACATCTTGCCAAGTACCATATTTAGTATCTCAATAAGCATAGGCACAAAATACATAGCTACCACCAAAGTAGCAAGAATTATAGTTATCACTATCCTATGGCACTTTTTCTCTCCGAACCAATACTGTATGAACATACCAAGCATCACAGCCCACAACTCTTTCGTGTGTTGAAAGAAGAGTTGAGCTTTTAAAAAATATTCCATTAATCTCACCTATTTATTTATTGTTACTGTAACTCTACTCTAAAATTACTTCCCGTTTAAGTATATTTTGTCGTATTAGTTTCTACTGTTCTCACGTTCTGCACCACGTTTACTGTACCCGATAGTGTTAATACCAATATTTTTAAGTAACACTTGTGCCGAAGAACGAGGCTTTATAGTGTCGTTACGCTTTCTACTCTTCTTACTTCTTACGGTAGCATCTATTGCATCTATGGTGTTAGCTACAGGCATAGGTAAAGGTGCATACTGTTGTGTTAAATACTTCATCCAATCTACTGCTTTATCCCCTGCACTCTTATTTTTATATGTAATCGGTCTACCGTTATACATCTTCTGTCCATTTAATGTGTAAAGTAAGTTTGGTAAGATACCACTCACTTGACTTTTTGCATAGTTCAAAGGTGATTTTAATTCTGCATAAGGCAACATTCTGTCTACCTTTAGCGTATTATAGGTATCACCATCTTTACCAATTACAAAACGTCTACCTTTAAAATCTTCTGGTTTACTACCGTTATAAAATGGCAAGTTATCAAGAGGTGTAATCTCACCATTTGATAGTGCATACTCCATTAAACTAAGAAGTCCGACCACTTTTGCTACTGATTTTTGTCCTCTACTAAATCTTCCAAAACCTTTAGCTCCTTTAACTGTACCAAGTGCTTTAGCGATGGATGGCATAGTGTAGTAACTCCAAGATATAAATGGTGCAATACTTGTATCTCTTGCTAATCGCCACCCTTTAGGTAAAGGCTTAGAGTAGTCTGGTAACATGAAGTCTACCATCTGCTTAGAAGTCTTAGCATCTCTTCCTGTGTGTCTTAGTGTGAGATAAAAACTAAGTCTATTGAAGTTATCCTCCATCTGATAAGACTTACTTGCTAACTCATCTGCTTTTCCAAGTAATCCTGTTTTTGTTCCCTCTTCTATACCTGCTAAAATATCATTTAGTTGTGACTTCCCAAAGATACCTATTTCTTTAGCTTCCATAGCAAATTTACTGTCTATTTTAAGTTGTGCAAGTGTAGATTTTTCAGAAGTAGATAACACTCCTGCCAACTCTTTAAATTCTAAATCTTCAATCTGTTTGAGTGACTGAATTTGCTTATACCCACGATGTAATATCTTAGGCATTTCTTTCATGTTTACACCTGCCATGTGCATTAAAGCCCAATTTCCAACAGTATTGTTTACGTGAGCTGTAGGGTTCCAGACTGTTTTAGACTTTTTCCATAGTCCATGATAGCCCATCCATTTTTGTTCAGCCCATTCTGATAATTGATTTATCTCCTTGTGCATCACTCCAATATCATCTGCTACATCTCTTCGTATCCATTTACCAGATAATGCACCATATCGAGCATCTGTTTCTAAATGTTTATATCCTGCATCTTTAAGCTCTTGTGCTGTTGAACTTTTAACAACTGCACTATCTACAACTGCACCATCTACTTTAGCTACATGGTCAAGGAAGTCTGCGTGTTGTTTCAACTTTGCTAACCTTGCCATTGTTTCGGGTATAGTAATCAAGGCATCTTCAATCTCACCCATATCCTCACGTTCTGCCTTAGTGTAATCTCTCCTAAGTTTTATCTTCCCTCCTGCTGTTTGAGTGATAGATAGTTTACCCTCTCTAAGAAGTCCTGCCCTTTGTTCACTCTTCATAAAGGCTTCCATCTGTTTTGCACTTGTTAGCATTTGCATTTCAGCATCATCTAAAAAACCATTTTTATTTAACCACCCTGTAATCTCCCCTATGTCATTCGGGTTAAACTCTTGTGATATTCCACGCTCATACGTTTTGTCAAGAGTCTTGTTACCTGCACTACCAAGTCCAAACCCTTGTTTGTATGTAGGCTCATACAGTCTTGCTAAGTAGGCATCTCCCCACTCTTTCATATCTTTTGCATCAAGTTGTCCTCTTCTGACAAGTTCATGCCCTGCATCAGAAATAGATTTACGCACCATATCACCAAGTTGTTTTACTTTGGGTGGTAGTGTTGCTCCATCATCTTGTTTGGTTAGGTATCTATGAAGAGTTACTCTTGTATCTTTATCAATCGTTCCAAGCACTTTAGCCATTGTAGCTATCTGTGCATCACTTTTATTCTTTGCTACGTGTAAAGCCTCTCTCGCTACATGGTATTTTGCACTCATGGTATCTGTAAACCAAGACTTTAGTGCATTTTTAAAGTTCTGCACTCCGTCACTTGTCTTAGAAACATCTGTCCAATCTCTTTCTGCTTTCTCTTTAGCCAAAGCATCTGTCTGCGTAAAGTCATGTACTCCATCATCTATCACTTGACCTGTATTGTTCTCTGCCTTATTGCGTGAAAAGTCAAGTGTCGCATCGTCTGGGTGTATTCCTGTAGAGTCAAAGTCTCCGTGTCTATCCTCTAACTTAGCCATAAATGCACTATTGTACGCCTCATCGCTGTGTCCTGTAGTCATTGTATCTGCGTTCTCATACGTTGGTATAAGTTCTCTCTCTTCTGGTGTAAGATTTTTACGAGCTTGTACCTCTCTTGCTTCTATCTCTCCTGCGATTTTCTTATAGTTGTCAAATGCTTCTGCTGACGGGTTCTCCTTAAGGTAGTCTAAATCTTTTTTATAATTCATCGCATCAAGTGAGGACAAGTCGCCTTTCTTTTCAAGGTTGTAAATTTTGCCTTGCACTTGCATCATCATATCATCAAAGTTACCACCACCTGCAAAGCCCTCTTTGTTCTGCACCCAATGCTGTATCTCATGTATAATAGAGCTTGACATCTCTTCTTTATCTTTGAATTTATTTGATAGCGTTATTGTTCCCTCTCCATCAAATGTAGCGTGTGACTCCATGTTTTTATCAAATTTAACGATTACGTTTCTAAGTTGTGGGTAATTATCAAACAGTTCATCGTGTTTTATTATTTTGTCAAGCCCTGCATAGCCCTTAGATGCTAATTCTGTTACGCCTGTAGGGATTACTTCCATATTGCTATCATCTATCTCAAATCGTGTCTCTCCATCATACTTTCCTCGATGAGTAGCTTTACCCTCGAACCCCTTAGCTTTTTTACCTGCAAAAACTCCAAGTTGCACACCATCTGTAGGCAATTTATCACCTGCCTTAACATTGTTATCAATCACCCAACTTTGCACCTTTTTAAAGGCTTCTGGATTAGTTTTGCGTAATACTTTTAATCCTTGAACCCCTGCAACACCTGCTATCATTCCTTGAATAAATCTATCAGCCATCTTGTCTGCTGTGTCACCCTCATCAAACATACCGTTACCTGCATTAACTACACCACCACCAAAGCCACCTGCTAAACTGTGCTGTGCATTTGAGAATAGGACTTCTCCTGTAGTTGGGTCAAGTAATTCGCCATTTTCATTTAAAAAAGTTGTCTCATCTAATGCTTTTTCTGTATCATCTATCGTAGGATTTCCATTTAATTCCCCTGCAAACATAGGGTCTTGTTCAAATCTACTCATATCAGTTTTAAGTTTCTCTAAAATCTCTGGTGTAACTTCACCTTTTGAAATTTTGTTTATATCAGATTTAGTAAGTGCAAAATCAAAGTTTGCATTCTTGTCGCCCTTGTTTCCTGCTCTTGCTACAAGTCCTGTATTTGGGTCTATCCATGAACCTGCACTACCACCAGATGTAGAGTTATAAGTATCTTTAGCATATCTATTTCGTGCAGTATCAATAGCTCTTTTAGCTAAAGGATTATTTTTAATTAAGTCTCTAAATTCTAAGGCTATTGGACTTCTTTTTTTTGAGAGTCCTTTGTCTATTTGTGAAATAAAGGTGTCTGCATCTACAGATAATTCTGTCTTATTCCCCATCCCCTCTTCAATCTTAGCAATATCTTCTACTGAAAAACCAAGTGTGTTGTCAAGATTATCTTCTGCATTAAAATTAGCATTACTCTTTTCTCTGATAAGTTCTGGTTGTGGCTGTTCAATGTGTACCTTTATTTCATCTGCAATTTGTCTACCCTCATCTGCACTAACACCGTGTGCTTCTGGGTGATTTATGAACCCATCAAGTGCCTCTTCTGGGGTAACATCTCGGCTTCCTTGTATTTCATCTACTACCTTAGATACATTTGTTACTCTACCTTTTGTAACCCCTGCTATCACACCATTAAGTACCGATACAAACCCTGCACTTATAGCATCTTGGTCGTCCTTTTGTGCATCCGTAAGACTTGTGTTTCCATAATTTTTAGCCTTAGATATTCCGTAGCCAACTCCTGCACCTGTAACCATAGACTTACCAACTCTGGCTAACTTTTTTCCTTTGGTAACAAGTCCAACACCCATTAAGTTTACAGGGTCATTGACTAACTCACCTGCAAAATGAGCCACACTATTATCTTCCGTTTCAATCTCATTCATCTTACGGTTATCATCCCAATATTTAGCATTATCATCAAAGAAAGATGTTTGATATTTTTCTGGTAAAATTGCTTTTGATAGTTTCCCAAGTCCTTTGTTTATAGATGCTCCGTACTCATCCACATTATGCGTAAATCCTTTTCCAAATGCAACTGCATCACTTCCCGAAACAGGCAATACCGTAGCTAAGGCTTTGTCCGTTTTGTGGTATGCTTTTTTATTAGCTTCTGCTTCTGCAATTTGAGATTTTGATAGTCCGTTTCGTGGGTCGTTAGGGTTTGGCTTTTGTGCTAAATCTGCAAAGGGGTTACTCTGTTTTGGCTTTTGTGCTAAATCTGCAAAGGGGTTACTCTGTTTTGGCTTTTGTGCTAAATCTGCAAAGGGGTTAGTGTTTTCCATTCATTCTTCCCCAAGCTGTTTCCATTGGAATTATATCTCCATTTGGGAGTACAAAATCCCCATTAGTATCTGTATTGATGTCCGTTACTGCTACACCATACCCTTTTGCTACTGCTGTTGCCAATGCTGATGTTTGGTTTGCATCAAGACTAAACTTAGGCTGTTCACCACCACCTTGTCCTTGCTGTTGAGTTCCATCTCTATAAGGAGTAGCCACACCATCTTTTTCGTCTATGTTTCCTCTAAACTCTGCATCAGTAAACGGGAGTTTCCTCGTGAGCCAATTATCTGCTTCATAGTCTTTTATCCTACCCGAATTTAGATACTCGCCTTTAGCTCTACTTTTTTGGTCGGAGTCCATAGAAGCCCAAACATTTTCACCGTACATCTGTTGTAAATTTCCATCATTAATAATCTTTAGCCGATAGTTTCTCTGCTCATTTGGGTCTACCTTTTCACCATATCTATGCTCCAACCCACTACGTGCAATAGAGTTACGTTCTTTTGCTACGCTGTTCATTCCCTCATAGTATTCATTCTGGTTATAGTCTCTGCTTTTTGTAGCATCAAGTGCATTTGCATTTGCTGTGGCTGTAAAGTCTTGCCCTCTTCTATCCGTCTTGTCTTGCATACCTGCAATGTTAAATCTGTTTTTTGTAGCTCTATTCTGTGAGTCACCACTTACCAAAGAACCTAAAACACCTTGTAACACTCTTTGATTTTGGCTCTTTAACTTTGCATTATTTCTTGCTCCAACTACACCAAGTGCTTGATTGAACCCACCCTGTGTAAGAAGTGACTCTGTAATTTTTGGAGTTTCATACGTGGGTGCTTTCGATAGTGAGTTTATAATAGGATTGATTTGCTTACCGTAACCCCCACCTGCATTATTGTGTTGGGATTGCCAACCCTTGTTACCTTGCCCTACTCCATTTGCACCCTGCACCCTTTTTTTACCCATGTTTGAACTATGATTAGTAACATTTGTTTTCGCTAAAGCAGAATTTGGTGTAGCTGTAACACCTTTCTTCTTTTTCATAACTCCAAAATCTACTGACTCCATCCTATTGCTCTCCTCTAAATATAAAACCACTAAATTGTAGTACGGTTTTATAGCCACCGTACCCATTAATAACTGACTTAACTACCAATGTATAAGGCATTAGTCCAGATACTCCATCAACCCTATCTTTTATCCATAACCTGCCACGACACCCGTAGAGATAATTTACTGCATCACCTGTAAGTGGTTTCCATTCCTTGAAGTTGAACGTGTGCCAATATTTGCGAACACCATTTGAGACAACTCTTGCGAAGTCACCGTGCATATCGGAGTTTACAAACTCGATTTCATCACCTTTTTCATGTGGTGGAAATGTGCCTTTTATGAACAATCCTTGCTTAATCATGTTGTACTTTAGCGTTTTGAGAGGTTTTTGTAACCAATTATTTGTCGTATAGTCATATTTAAGTCTTTTGGAATAAGCCCAAGCTCTGCTTTCGGCTATCTCTGCTTTCCATCCAAGCTTAGTTTTCTTGAATTTATAGCTACTCTCATTGTCTTTTAAAAAGAAATATGTGCTACCTATTTTTGTTCCAAATAAGTAGTTGGTAGGTGATGAGGAAAATCCATCTGAACGGACACAAAATCTACCATCGAGAAAACGAATTATATGTGTTTCTGGGTCTCTTTCTGGCTCAAATTTCTTATCAAAAATAAAAGTCTTGTCACCTTTTTCAATCGCTATAACCCCATCGTCTCCAAGACAAGTATTGTAATCTGAATAACCCGTAAGCGTGTAGACTTCCCCATCAAGAGTAATGCTTACATAAGTACCTCCATAGAAGTTTATAATATACGTGCCGTTCACATACCCCACATATCTACTTGCACTAAGATTTAGCCCATCTGGTAATCTCCCAAGTACTGCGAGAGTCTGTGTCTTTAGGCTGAAAAATACCCCGAATATGTCTGTGATATTTCCATCATCATCCTTGATAGTTTGAAGTCCAAAAAGTCCTGCATTATCATCATCATAATACGCATCTGAAATAGTGTATCTTACATTTTCTGTTGATGCTATGTCTGGCAATTCTGTACTATTTATACCTACCCATTCTACAAAGCTGTAGTGCTTTAGTGGGTCATATACCACAAGGGGTTCTGGTACGTCTGTGTCTCTTTTTGAGGGCAACCAACCAAGTTCTTTGACTCTATCTATGGTAACATCGCTCATGGATAAGTCGTAGTCTTGTGGCTGAATATTTCCATGTAGAATACTTGCATCTGTAAGTTTATCTGCTGTTACATTGTACCGTTCAAGGGGTGGCTTAAAATTCTTTAGGTCGCTAAACATTCCTAGCCCAAACGTACCATTTACCATCTCTTTAGAGATTAAATCTCCATCGGTAAAGTCTGGTCGTGGGTAGGGTATAGAGTTATTCGTTTGCATCCAAGTGTACCGTCTTACTTACAAGATACCAATCAATACCAGAGTACACCATTTTTAAGATATTCATAGTCATACCTGTACCTGCACTAGCAGTACCAAGGGTGAGTGTAGCATCCCCTACAACACTTTCACTCGCATTAAACCCTATGGTGATACCATTCAGAGAAACAAGCATGAACGTGTATGTTGTTCCTGCAACGGCAGATACCGTGTTCCCTCCTGCATCTTGAAACTGTGTAAAGCTTAGTACACAGTTTTCTGTAGGGAATAAGTAAAATACATTTGTGGTTCCTGCATCAAGTGTTATGGTCGCACCTACGGTAGTGTCATATAGGAGTTTATCCCCAAAAACTGTAGCTCCTGCAAGTCCACCACCTCCCCCAGAGGGTGCATCAACAAATTCTAAAGCATCTCCTGCTGAATTAACCTTTATAAATTTATCTGCTGTAAGTGCAGAGGGTGTATCGGAAAGGTCTTTAAAGGCAGATGCTCCACCTCCACCACTTGACGGAGTGACTAACTCAATGCCATCTTCTGTAGCATTTACTGCAACTACTTTTCCTGCATTTCCTACATAGGTTAATGTAGCATCAAAATTAGTTCCGTTTGTTCCATCAACCCCATTTGTTCCGTCTGTACCTACAAATTTAATACCTGTAGTCCATGTATCTGTATCAATCTTCTTAAAGCTGATATAAATATCTCCAAGTGTAAAGCTACTGTGCCAACTTGTATTATCCGAACTAAATCTAACATACGTTTCTGCACCTACTCCAACATTCCCTACAATAAGGTCTGCAAGATATACACGATATGCTTGTATGTAGGTATTAACAATAGAGTTTGCTTTCTGCTCATACTCGCCAAAGTCTCGCCAGATACTAGCAAGAGCTTTATACACTACTGCATACGATAACCCATCGTCTATGTCTAAATTAGCACCTACTATTGGGTCTGTTGGCACACGTATGTAGTAGCTTGTGGAGACTCTTCTAAGTTCACTCGCTGTACTTCCTGTGGTTTCGAGTAAGGAAATAGGAGATGCCTTAAGTGCCACATCTTTAATAGCCATATCGAGAGCGAATAGCTTATCCCCATCATCTACAATATCGAGTGCATGAGGCATTGTAACCTCTGCACCACTTGCATCTTTTGTCTTAGAGTCTGGCGATTGGGTGTATTCTTCCAACGCATTTGCGATTACTTTCGTGATTATCTCTACTGCTTTATTGACTGTCATTTCATACTCCTTAAATTGATGATGCTTGAATTACTGCTATTTTTAGTTGCGTTTCATTTTTGTTACTCTCGATACGCTCATTCACAATAAGACTACTCGCTACGGTCTGTGCCTGTTGCTGTCTATAATATACATCTGCATATCTAAGCTCTACTTCTGCTTTCTGTAGCTTAACTTTCGATGCCTCTACTGCTGTTTGTTCTACGGTAAGTTTCACTCTCTCTAACTCGTTGGCTGTTTGTGCTACCATGAGTGGTATTTTTGACTGCTCCACTAAAACTTGTTTCTCCATGAGAGATACTTTTTCACGTTCTGTTTCTGTCTGCACCTCCATGAGAGATACTTTTTTAGACTCCAAGAGTGCCTGTGCTTTCATAAGAGGTACTTTTTCTTTCTCAACATTTACCTGCTCACTCATCAAGGCTACTTTTTTATCCTCTACAAGTACTTGTTTGGTTTTCAATGCTACGTCTTGTGTCATTACGTCCACACGCTTAGTCTCTACCTCTAAGGACTTGTCTTTGATTAGTAACTCTTTATCTTTAATCTCCAACTCTTTCTGGTTAAGATTTATTTGAGACGGTATCAACTGCTCTACTTCAATCTTCGCCTTAGCTACTTTTGTAGCAACCTCATTACGTCTTGCTGTATCTTCATTCTGCATAGAGACAATCTTCTGTGTATCAACTGAAATTTCACTTGCATTTTTTGCTTGGGATAAGACTAACTCACCTTGCATACTAAGTATTTTCTGGTCGTTTACTGCACCCTCTAATGCAATCTGTGCCGAAGCTGTAATAGCCTGTGTAATGGCTGTTGTGGTAACATCGGTAACGAACTTTGCATATATGTTTGCACGTTCATCATCCGTGATACGTGTGTTCTCTTCTAAGTACGTTTTTACAAGTTGTTCTGCTTCTTTTAATATTGAGTCGTCATCAGTATTGACTACTTTCATAGTTTCCTTGATAGCGTCTGTGTAAATAGTCATATCCATTTTATAGCTCCGTTATTGTTACTTCTGGCAAGGTAGAGTCAAGTGTTGCTGTACCAAGTTCTACATCTGGTAAAGTTATCTCTTGTAGCACTACATCTTCAAGTATAGGGGTGTCATAGGTAGAGTTTAATGCTCCTCCATCCATAGTAATCTCATAGTTCATTTTTAGCAGGTTTTTATTCACGATAAAGTTCTTCTTCAAGGACTTTACTACTGCTGTCTCTGTAGGTATCTTAGAGTAATAAAAGCCATCTCCAAGAGGTGTCAAGTTACCTACACCTAACTCAATCCCACTTGCACTTAGTGCTGTGTATGGGATGGTATAGTTTTTCTTATACGCAAGAGTAAAGGCAGGGTTTGGATTACCTATCTTTTTAACCACTTTTTGCGTACCTATAACTGCAAGTAAATATCCGTCAAGCTGTGGTGCAATACACTCATACGCATCAAACTCACCTAAAGATTTATGAACGTGAGAAAGCGTTACAACTTCCCCTGTTTCAACCTCAACTGCCTTAATTAAGACTGTTTCATCATTAGGGTTCTTAGCATAGAGCGTAAATCCTCTACCTCTTGTGATATTTGTGGTATCAATTCTTACTATCATGGGAACATAATAGCTGTTAAAATATGTGAAAATAAAGGATTATTTGTCGTAGTGGGAGAGTTCCCACATACGTTTTTTTTAGTAAGCTACTGCGATAGTCTCGTCTGGTGCATCCGTATCAACCGTAGTTGCAACTGTCGAGTCTGAAACTTTAACTCTCTGCTCCACAAGAACACCATAATCACTTCCCTCAATAGCAACGATATACTCGCCCTCTGTTGGGATAGAAATATCTGCTGTTATGTACTGACCTGTATTCCCAACCTGCGTAAGCGTTGAGCCACTTGCTACTGCTGTTCTGATAGGTGTTTTAAGGTACACTTTGTCTGCTACAATTCTCTGAATATAAGCATAGAGTCCTGTTGCATATTCAATAGCTTCACCCTCTACCAAATCCGATGTCTCCACACGTAATAGCTTTGAGCCATAAGATGCGTTTGCTGTAGTTGTAGCTGTATGTTCGCTACCACCTGCAATTACTTCTACTGCTTCTGTAGCTCCACCTGCAACAACGGTTTTTGCACCTAGATTATTAATCTCTGCATACGTTACGATAAACTCCGATGGTATTGCACCAAACAATGTTTTTTTAGTTGAAAGAACTACCTTAAAGTTCTCTCCAATATCTCTTTTAATCATAAGTTACTCCTTATTTTTTTATTATAAAACTTACTATACTAAATACGGTTACTGAAACGTAACCGTAAAATGTCGCCTATAGGGTTGTTAGGTCTACATCTACAAGATGGTCGTCACCGTAACCGAAGAAATAACCATTTATTGAAAATGGTTCCACCCTACTGTTTGGAGTAGACATAGCTATTTGAGTAGTCATATCATTATGATATATGAAACTTACAAGGTCTACCCCTGTAGCTGTTGTGGTGTTTATATTCGTGAGGGTTCCATCATTCGCTACTTTTTTCATCGCTCCTGCGACTAAGACAAAATCAACCTTATCATTCAATGAGCCTGTCCTAACAAGTGGAGCTTCTCCTACCTTATTTCCCCCAGATATAGGTACTCTCATTTGTGCAAAATCGCCAGAGTCTACAACATATCCTGTGTTTCCAACTCCTATCCATCCATTAATAAAGTCTACTCTATTTCTTTCGATATAGGTGTAGTGATCTGCTGAAAATTCAGAACTATGGTCTACTACCTTATTTCCCCCAGACAGTATTCGGGCAGTTAATTTAATATCTCTTGTACCGTCTATCTCCCTTACGATGGTTCCGAACCCCTCTATTGCAATATCTCCACTAGGAGTTTTTACTTTAAGTGAGTCATTTTGAGAGAGTATAGTAAAGAGTCCAACCTTGCCGACAATAGCTCCCTCCCCAGAAGCATCTAACGCATCTTGTAGGCTAATAGTAAAGTCCTCCTCGTCACCATTTTCAAATACTGCTAGTATGCCACCCTCTAATAAAGCCATGAGTGGTGCTGTTCCCCCTCCCGACCTGTAATATTTTATAGGGTGTGCAACCTTGTATTCTTTATTGCTTGTAATTCTAGCGACATTATCGCTTTTGGAAACGATAAAAACTCCTCCTTGTGAGCGTATGCCCGTGATTGATATACCATTGTCGTATCTCACTTTTAGAGAGCGACCACCTGCAATCTCCATAATCTTTTCTGTTCCATCTAGCCAATCCATTTTGGCAACTTCAATATTGAAGTCGTCGGCTGACGAAGTTGGTGAAAACCCATTAGTCGAAATGGGATTATATAGGTATGACTTAATGGTGCTATCATCCACCAATACATACATCTCATCTCTCTTGGAGCCAAAGGCGACCTTAATCACCTGCTCTCCTACAAGGTTTAATCCTCTGGTGCTTAGTCTCATTCCTGTATCATCTCTTGCCATAATAACCCTTTACCAATTTAATCGTGGTGCATCGCCCACTATCTTTTCACACCCGTACCCATTCTGGATAATGGTTGTGGGTTGAACTTGTTTTACAGAACCACCATTTGCTGTAGGAATATGAATAGTCCGTTCCCATCCTCCATAACCTGTCAGAACCAAGGGAACATTATTCATATTCTCTGGCAAAGAGAACCATCTCTTTAACTTAAAGGGCGATGTAGGTAATAGTCCTTGCCCTGTGGACTCATCTGTAATAGGTACGATAATTCCATTTGTCGGTAGGTCTCCTATTTTAAATGAGAATTTTGCATCTCCCAGACCAAAAATTGGTAATTTAGCTCCCCTATTTCTTCTTGTAGGTTTTATTGTCACAGAATTTAAACCACTATCCCATCTATATTCATACCCACTATCGCTTTTTGATGTAGCCATTACTCTACCTCCTTATGTAAAAAGTAGTCACCTATTGATAAGGTGTTAAATTGGTCTGTAATATCGTTTCCGTCTTTATCGTATGCTGTGTAGTTCACGGTTACTGAACCATCCCCGTTATCTGTAAACGTGTAATGAACATAGTTGCCGTCTCTTGAAACACCACTATAGGACTGTTCTATTACTTCAATAGTACCCCAAGTAGTAGGAACTTGTGGGGTATCTGGAGCATCCATGTAGTCACTTACTTGTGCTTTTGTGGTCTTGGTATCTATGACGATGTGGTACACCTGTGTAAACCTCTGTGAGTCCGAGTACCCTACCATTGCATAATATAGAACAAGTACATTATCTATAAACGTGTGGTGCATAAGCACATGAATAACATAGTTTGATGGGTTGTCTGGTGACGCATTTTCAAGAGCATTATCAATATTCCCATACGCAAAATCTATATCGTCTGACCCGTCACTAACGTAAGTTATATAGCCCAAGTGTGGTGATGGGCTAAATGAAGATATAGTGCATGGAGATTTAGATACTCCTCCTAAGCTAATACTGAACGTCATTCCTGTGCTTAAGACACCTTTTTTTATTTTGTACTGTTCCATCTCTGAAAAAGTAGAGCCTACTGAAACAGATTGACCTTTTGCTATCTTCACAAGATTGTGATGAGCCGTCATTACGGAGCCTACCGTGACCTGTATAATACCTATTCCACCTATAAGGGCATCATAAAATCTAGCGACTATTGAGTATGCAAACGCATCTTCATCATCCGTGATTGCATCATCCGAACTTCCAAATCTAAACACTTTTCTGTACCCCTCTCTCATGGATGCAAATATAGACATAAATAACTCTATATCCTGCTTCCTAAGTGAGTAGACGGAGTGTACTGAAATGGGCTGTTCTCCAAGTATGACCTTAAGCACTCCCTCCTTGTCTGATATAGAAACTCCATTAAGGAGAATTTCTCGCATCGCAAATTTATATCTGTTTAAGTTCATAACGTACATATTTCTATTGTCTATAATATCAGATATTAGATACGGGGTCTCTACGCCAGACTCAAAATACCCTAGCGTTCCTGTCGCTTCTCCAAACGGACATATTAGTAGTGAGCCGTGAGTAACCTCCTTTGTAGATACTCCTATTCCTGCTCTTGACACAAACAATTCTGACTTGTTGCTAAGTTGGTTAAAGTTCTTAACCCCTGCTTCTATCAGATTAATAATTTCATCTTCAAGGTTCTTTACCTCAAATCCAAAACCTGTATCATTTACCACTCCAAAGTCTTGATAATCTCCCTTTACGTTCTTGAAGCCAAGCCTTACAGCCTGTGCCATAAGACTACTCTCTTGTGCTTGATTTCTAATCCTAACTTCCGTAACCCTCTCATGGAGAGGTGTTCCGACAATAGAGAAAGCAGAAGCCCAAGATACATTAAGCACCCCATTGTTAAACATAGGTACACTTGTTCCACCCCAATATAGGGTAAGTAATTTAGGGGAGTTGAAAAACTGCTCTGGGTGACTGTATGAAGTTCCGTGTACGGCTTCTTCTGTAATGTTGGCAGGTACTACATTTCCTACACTTACAGATGTCATAGGGAGCAGAATACCCTTTTCGAGCAATATATCTTTTGCTACAGAAAACACTTCTGCTACTACCCCACTTGCCGAAAAGTACTCAATATCAAACTCATACGTTCCGTGTGAACGTGCTTTAGGGGTTCCGATAGTGTCGTATGAAGTAACTCTACCATAGACCATAATATAACCTATTTGAAAGACATCGGCTTTTTCTACAATATCGGCTATAAACTCTCCCCATAAGAGAGGAGACATTGTATCAAAGAACGTGTTATTGGCTACCACTTCTGTACTATCGTATCTTATTCTTACGATTTTACTGCCTCCCCTCTGGATTGTTGCATGAACTCCAAAATCTGTAGTTATCTTCACAAATGGAGCATCAGCGAACTGCTGACTTGTTATGCTTTGTAGTACACATTGTGTTATACTTGGTGCATTTTCAATAACCTTATCCACAATTTCAGAAACATCTTCACCATCCTTTACACAGAGTTTAGTTACAACAATATCCCCATTCTCTTCCACAATCTCTAATTCCTTAGAGGCTATTGAGAGCGAATACGTTTTGCTTCCTGTGCCGTCTAGTTCTATAGATGGGTTATCTTTAACTGCGTTATACGTGTCCATCGCAGAAAGCTGTGAGCTTAGAAATAGGTTTATGTCGGCAATACTAACACCACCTAGTACTTGCACTATAAGAGCCTCATTTACTGCATCTGCTGTAACGCTTCTGTATATTTCGGCAAGAGCTTTTGCAACCTCTTCAATCAATATCTCACCGTCTGCATATTGCGACAAAAGACCGTAGTAGTTGGGTCGTATTCCCATATTTAAGGGGTCGGTGATTAATTCTGGAACCGTTACATATTTAGGCGAACTTACTTTATAATCTCCGTTGTGAAAATTAACATACCTAACAATAAGATTGCTTAAATTATCTACTTTGGCTTTATTGTCTGTAAAAATGATAGAGAATGAAGCAAAATCTTGTTTCTCAGCCCAAAAAACATTATCCCCTGTAACACTAATTAAATCTTCTCTCCACGCATTACTAACCGTAATCACATTACCTGTGATAGTGGCTGTAATCTCTGGGAACTCTTGGAGGAGTGAGGGCGAAAAAACCACCACCCCATTTTCAACTACAATCTGTGCTTTAGCCATAATCTTAACTCTCACTAAATACGATATTGTAGGATGTTCCTACAAGCTCTTGTGGTATTGTGACCTCAAAAGTCGTTGGTGCAGTTTGATTTACCGTTGCTCCAACTATTGTACTTCCGTCTGGTGCTACAATATCAGCATTAAATGTAACGCTAGAAAGCTCTCTTACCTTGCGTATGAACTCTGGACTGTTTACGATAGAATTAATATCTACTCCACCTAAGAACTCTATAAACCCATTCTGTCCACCAAGTAGTATTTTGCTCCCCTCTTGCACATAAACAACTGCTATATCTTCTGCACCTAAAGATGCTGATATGTTAGCTTTTAATTCTGCTTCTGGTACTTTACCACTTGACACAAAGAACTTCATAGGGTGTTCTCCTGCACTATCTGGTATGACTATATCACCCTCGGCATAACCACTCTTGACATAACCACGCTCAATGTATTTTTCACTCATATTGTACTCCTAAATAAATTTATTTTTTTGATTTGCTTGGGAGGACTAAAGGATAGTCCTCCCTGTTGAAGATGGAGGAGGAGGCTACGAATTTCCTCCACCCACTCCACCCTCGTTTATGTGCAAGGTGTCTAGTGTAGTCGGAACATCTGTCTTAATTGCTAGATATTTGCATGACGAGGGGATAGATACTATTCCTCCTGTACGTCCTTTTCCGACATCAGAAACCTGTGGAGTAAGACCATCATATAGGTACATAGTTGCTATACTGCCCTCTGAAAATGTCACATCTAGGAAATCTGCTGTAGTCACCTTAAATACAACTAGCCCATTGTTCGGATTACTTGTTATAGGTAGTGCCGAAGCATTTAGAATTGTCGCATTGCAAAACTCTGGATATTGAACCACAGGGATTGTTCCCAACTCCAAGAAAGCTGATACATCAAGTCCTATCTTGATATTATTATCCATCTCTGCATGAGTCAATTCGCTACCTTTTGCCTCTCTTGTTACTATCCCAAAACCTGCTAACTGTGCTTCTGTTAATACTATCATCTCATATTCCTTATATTACTACTGCTTCAACATCTGTTGAGCTATTTTCTAACGCATCAATACGCATCTCATGGTCTGCTACTTCCGTATCGTTACTCGATATGTTGTTCACATTTGCTGTAATCTGTTTTTGAAGTCCAACTAAATCACTAATCAAAAATTCAATTCTTCCTGTGGCAACGGGGGTCATTGTATATTTTTGTTCACATGGTGTTGAGAAAATTCTCCATAGTTCACCACTATTTGTAGCGTGTCCGTTAGCAAAAAATACATCTGCAAAAAAGTAGTCAATGAATTTACCGTTTGTATCTTTGTTATCTGCTACATCTTGAAAAGTTCCCATTAACCAATTAATAGAGAATTGCATAGCTGTTTCAAAATTAGCTGACGAAGTGGGTCTTACTAAAACCTCTTTCTTAAATAGAGCCATTATTATTATCCTTTGAAGTTTTTATATAATGGTGAGGGTTTCGCCTCACCAAAGGTAGTTATTTTAGAGGGGTGAGTTAGATAACTGCACCGTCTCCACCACCTGCACCTGCATCTGCACAGTCGCCTGTTCCGTCAAGAACATCTTGTTTGGTAGCACCAGAGAAACCACAATCAAGAGCTTGTCTAAAGATACCTGCTAAAGTCTCTGCACTAATAGATGCAATTTGAGACTTTGTTACAAATGTATCATCTGCATAGGTATTAGATGCTGTGATAGCTTCTGATTTAGCCACACTCTCTGCTGTTGATGCTCTTGATGTTTCAACTGCAACTGCATCTGCAATTTTCTTATCTACTGAACCCTCTACGGTTGCATCACCATTGAGTACGTTGATTGCTGTTTCATTAGCATCTGCTTTAGCATCTGCATTAGCCGAAGCTGTAGCAACTGCTGTTTTGTCTGCAATACGTGCATCATCAACTGCTTTAATAGCAGAGTCAAGTTTCTCATCTGCATCTTTTAAAGAAGTTGCAGTATCAATATAATTTGTACCTGTATTCGCAACATAAGTACCATCATCCTCTAATCCTGCACCTGTTTGAGTTGCATCAACTTCTGATTGAAGTCCTGCTACTGAACCTGTACCACCACCTGTAATGACATCAATTTGGTCTTGAAGTGCTGTGTCTGCATTTGCTCTCGCTGTTGCTTCTGCATCAACACCATCTTTTACAGCTTTTGCTACTGAACCTGCTACTGTATCATCACCATTTAGTGTTGCTACATCTGCTGATACACCATCAATATTTGACTGTTGCGTTGCTTCTACTGCTTCTGCTCTCTCACGTTCTACTTTAACTGCATACGCTACCGAACCAACTGTTGCATCACTCCCATTAAGAGTTGCAATACCATTTTCAAGTCCAACGATACGTGCCAAGTGGTCTGTGAGTTGGGTTACAATATTTGCACCTACATCAAATTCACCTGTAGATGTATCTGCATCCAGAATACCTTGAATAGTTGCAATCGCTGACTGTAGTTGAGTCATATCAATATCGGATGCTCCGACTACTGTAGCAATTTCCTGTTTGACTTTATTTCCAACTTCCCAACCCCAATGTTTTGCGATTTGTTCTAATAACAACTGTGTTTCGTTCATGTGTAATTCCTTAAATTTGTAGTAGCGTAATACGCTCATAGTAGCACCCATAAGCAATATTATAGATGTGGGAGACTTAGGATGCTAGTATGAACTTACGGAAGCTCATTTGACACATATACGCTGATAGTACGTTTTGATTTAGCCTCAAATCTATCGGTATATTTATTACTTAGGTATGCACAGACTTGAAACACAACTGCCAAACTTAACTGTTGGTCTATTGGCATCTCATCTGTAGGCACAAGTGGAGTAGCGATAACGGGGTTTTTGATGTAGAATGTGACGGTATCTATCTCAAATTCTGAAACTCTTACCTCTTCTTCTGGGAGCATACGAAATATGTCCATTTGTGTACCATCAAATTTAACTTTAAGCTGTGACGGAACACACATCGTAGCTATCTCCATTATCGCCATTTCAAAATGGATAGGCGAGATTACAGCGTTACTATTATCTCCTCTAAGAAATTCAGTAACAAAATCTGTAGCCTCACCAAAGGTCATTATTTAAGCCCTGTCGCACAAGCGAAGTAGTCTGGTGACTTCATTTCAAGTGTTGCAGAAGTGTAGTATCTACCAAACTTTGCAGTTTTAGATGTAGGTGGCTCAGTAAATTTAGTAGCTATTTTAGTCATCATTTTTGCTTCATCTAGCTTACCTGCAAGTACAGTATTTTGTAGTTTTGCGTTGGCAAATAGTCTGTGCATTTTAACTCTAATTGTTCCAAAGTCTGTCTCTAACTCGTAAAGAGTAGGGTCAAATTTCTTTCCACCAGATACTTGTCTAAAGTATTGAGTTCCTGCAAAACGGTTAATCGCTTTTTTAATCAAAGGACTTACTGTAAGAGAAAAACTTTCATCTTCAAGTCCTCCTTTTTCCCACATTGGTTGTAGAAGTTCACTTAACATATCGTATGTAAAGTCTTGATTTGCACCTGTACCATCCCCGTTTGAGTCAAACTGCTGTTTATGGTCTGCTTCAATGTAGTGGAAAATACCTGCCATCTTTGCTTCTGTAGTAGGTGAACCAACGGTGTACCCATCAAATACGCTTGTATTGTGAAGTCCAAGTAGTGCATACTCAATATCTTTTGTATGTTCCTTACCAACTTTTGCAGTTCTGTAAGCCCACTCTTTCGTACCGTATTTAGCATTTTGCATCTCTTCATCTGAAATACCAAAGTCATTTTTGATGATTTGCACCACGTTGTCTTTTAGATATTTTGTATCTGTAGTGTTCTCGTCAATATCTGTAATTTCAAGATTTGAATTTTCCCCTGCATCACGGTATCTATCTAAAATCCATGAGTGTTTAGGAGCTGATACGCTTCCTCTTCCCATCCATTCAAGAAAAGGTGTTTTATGCACCCCTTGTAGGATAATCGCATCAAGTATTGAGGGTTTCTGATTAACGGAGTTACCGTATGATAATAGAGCCATTGTTTCTTCCTTATTTTAAGTTATAAGGGTATTTTGGCTGTTATTGAGATTTTCTTTTAGTGTTTTTTGTCACCCCTAATTGTCGTAGGGGTTATGGTGGTTACTTTCCACCTAAAATAAATTTACCTAAATCATAGTCATTCGCATCACCTTTTCTAACCACTTCATCAAGATTTTCTCCTTGACCTCCACCACTCTCACCGTCAGTAAGATTATCTGGCTTCTCTTGTGGACTCATAGATGCTTGTGATGCTCTGTAAGCCATATCCATACCATCGGGTGTAGTTCTCATAGCTTGTGCGAATTGAGGGTTAATCGCCTCCACTTTTGCTATTTCTTTTTCTACAATATCGTATGGAATATCTGGGTACTTAGCACTCATAGAGTCTCTAATCTTTTCTTCTTGCATGGTCTGCATTTGTGCCTGTAACTGCGATACTGTATCTTCTGTTTGAGCTATGCCTAGTAAGTCTTTAGCTTGTGCTACTTCGTCTACTCCTTGTGGCTGTGCCTCTGGTTGAGGTGCTACTTGACTCTGTGGTGCTTCTTCTCCTGCTAACTCTGCGTACATTTCTGGTGTCATTTCTGGTGTGTTTTTCATTGATATTTCCTTGTTATAAAATTTTGGCTATTGAGCCACATACTCGCCATAGTTCATTTGTAGCATTTTCATACGCTACATTGTTTCCTATTTCCTCTACATCGTTCTTCGCATCTAGTACCTGTGCTATCCCGACAACTTCGTGTCCGGAATAGATACTAATAATACATATTCTAGTATTGGGCGTTGGGTGCAAAAAGATTATGTCTCCATGCTCTGCAAGATTTGCTATGAAGTCTGGTGAGATTTTCCCACCGTTAGACTCCATATTAGCCTTTATGTTGTCAGCTAATACGTGCATATTATTCTCCTATCTCTTCAAAGTCAAACCAATCATCAGCCATTACATCTACGATAGATGGTGTATATGGTGATGCGTATTTACCACTTGATAGTTGAGGTAGTGTCTGTCCTCTTGGGATAAATACATAGTGACTTTTGAGTTCTTTGCTCCAACCTCTACGTGCAATTTTTCCATCTTTTTCTGCAACTTCAAATGCTTCTAAGATATTCATGTCTCCGACATCTGTGTCGGCAACACCTGCATTTAATTCTGCAAGTCTCTCATCTTCAATACGTTTTGCTTCGGCTTCTTCTGCTACCTTAGCTTCTTCTGCTACTCTTGCTTCTTCTGCAAGTCTCTCATCTTCAATACGTTTTGCTTCTTGTGCTTTTTTTTGTGCAGGTGTCATTTTAATTTCCTTATTAATGTTATATCTTTGGTTAAGCTCGTTGTCATAAGAACACAAAGCCATCTAGTCTTTTGTCTCTGTTTCTGGTTCTTCATTTTCTCTAAACTCTACCTCCTGTTTCATAGTTGAGATAAGGCTATCTGTCAAGTTCATGGCGTAGCCTGTGGCTCTCATCTGCTCTAACTTACGTCTTACTTCACTATCAGTAGCATCGGGTAGTAGAGTCTCCCTAAAAAGGCTATTGTACTTCTCCTGTAGCTCCACCGATAAGATTTGATAGCCCTTGCTGTTCTTCATTTCCTGTAGGTGTGTTAGCATCATTTGTGGGGATAAGTCCGTCTGTTCCGTCTGTTCCGTCTGTAATTCCTGTTCCTCTTTGCTCATCTAATTCTCCTTTGAATTTTGGTATGATATTTTTTAGTCCTAGTGCTTTTAGTTTCTCAACGTATAGTTCTTTCAATACGTCTGAATACATCTTTGCACCCTCCATGTCCTGTAGCTGTAGTGCAAAACCTCCATTTTGAATTGCAGAACCCTCTGCCTGTGTAATGTTATTCAGTAAAACTTCTTTGTTTACTGCACCAACTCCTGCATTGATAGATACAAAGAACTTGATATTCTTTTTTCTATCAACATCATAAAGTAGAGGTGTCTCATCGTACTTGTAGATTAGTCTTACCATACGTCTTATCGCTGGTTCAAAAAAGCTCTCATTCAAGGCACGTATAATGTCTCCAACTACTACATTTCCCTCTTCCGATAAGATACTCATACCTGTAGCTGTTTGGTACTTACTTCCGTTGTCTACTATCCCTTGTGAGGCTTTTGTGACTCCACTTACTTCTTGTAGCTCACTATCAAGTCTATCTGTGTGAAAGATTGATGGGTCTACTCTTGGGATAGGCACTTGTTCCACTTCACCTAAGTTTGAGACTAAGACTTTTTTTCTACCACTTGCTAAGTCACTCTCATTAAGTCCAGATGTTTTTGTAGCCATGTATTGAGGATTAAAAGTCTTATCAATAGCATCTATCTGTTGGTTACGTGTTATCGTGTACTCTTCTTGTAGTGGTATCATTGACTCAATAAAACTTGCTCCGTATGCTTCTACTGAATTGTTCTCATTAATCCCTACAAATTGTGGGTCTATGTTCCCTATGATAAATGGTAGTCCATCTTTTAATACTTCATCTGTTCTTATGAAAGTTCCGTCTGGTAATACTGTAGATACTAACCATCTACCACCTTGAAATCTATACACATCACGTATCTCTACTCTTGAAGCATCTCCAATGTCAATAGTTGATACCTTAGCACCACCTCTTCCATCTGCTTGTCCTATGTAGTTCTTCCACTTAAACTTACGTCCAAACTGTGCTTTGAGTTTCCCTACTGTTGAGTAGACACGCTCTACACAATACTGAATATCGAATACGCTTGTAGCGTTAGGGTCTAAATGTAAATTTTTAATCTTAACTCTGTTTACTGCTAAGTGCTTACCACTCCAATAAATCTTAATAATCGGGGTTCCGTATACTAACCCATCAATCACGGATGGTTTAAATCTTGTGTATAGATTTATACGTTTTGTAGTCCAATTATCTAAGGCTTTTTGTAGTTTTTCTACCTCTGCAAAGCCCTCTTTTGTAGTATATTCTGGTATTAATTTAGCAAATTCATCATTTTCAAAGTATGTTTTCATCACAGAAATCATTACTTTTCTTACTTTTGCCTTGATAACTTGTGGTGTTATGTGGCTTTTTCGTCTTGATTTAAGACTCTTTAGTAGGGTTGGGTGTAGGTTATTAAGATACCCTGCTTCCAACTCTTCAAACGAACTTCTGTATAAGTCATAGCCCTTTTCGGCTTCACTTATCAGCAGTAATACTCTGGTTTGTTTATCATTCATGCGATACTCCTAGTGTGTTCTTTTCTTATTCTTTGGATAGTCCTAAGATTAAGTCCTGTCGCTACTTTAATCTGGTGTGCCGTCCATCCTGCTTTTGCTAAATCTTCTATTATCATCCTTTCCACCATCTTAGGTGTTATCGTGTAGTCAAACGCATACTCATCACTCTTTTGTAAAAGTATGAGAGGATTATCTATAAGTGCTATGGCTCTCTTGAAGCCCTTTGTTAGCTTTCTTCCAAGTAGTCTGTCTACTTGTTTTTCAGTTATTTGTAGCACGTAACTAATTTGTCTCCGTGTGTATTGAGCGTGTCTTAGTGTGTGTGCTATGTAGCGATTAGCTTCTATTTGGCTAAGTGTAAGTTCTATTTTATTTACACCTTTTACACAAGAGTACAAAGGCAGAATATGATTATCTACCAAGTCTCTTATCATGTCTCTATTTATCTCTCTCATGCCTACCACGTACCACCTCCATAGTTAAATACATTTAGTTCATCATCACCTTGTGCCTCGATAATGCTATTGCTGTCTGCTTCCTCTAAATAAATCATTCTCTCACAAGACAAAGCAAGTGCATCCGATTTATCTGGTGAACGCCCAAGCTCTTTTTTAATCTCATCTTTTTCTACAAGTTGTAACTTCCCTGTAGAAGATATTTTGTATTTTTGAGCCATTAACTCACCTAATAACTCATCATCATCTGGCATTTTTCCATCTGCTAAAATCTCTTTAAGCGTGTAGTACCATTCTGCTCTTTTGTTGTGATATTTTTTAGAGTCTGTAGCTTGATTTGAACCCTTTACCCCGATTACAATATCAAGCCCTTTGTCGTAACATACTGCACTCAATGATGAACCAATACCAATAGCATCTGCAAATATGACTGACGGCTTACGATGTGAGTTGTTATATTCAAAGATTAACCACCCTGCAATATCTGGTAGCGTTAGTCCACTTCTTGCTGTTATCTCATAGAACTCTTTACCTCTACGCTTAACAAGCACGGTTTTATCGTCTCCAAAGTCTGCAACATCGACACCCCATACCTCACCACCACTATTATCAAAAACTGTAGCTTGTGAAGCATCCTCTACCTCTTGTAAGGAGAACACAGCATTTGATGATTGTTTAGGAAATTCGCCTTTAACACGGACTCTATAAACATCACTTTCCTCACCGTACTGTCTCTTCTTTTCCTGTACCCACTTTTGAGATACATTCTCTGACTTTTCAACATCAAACTGAAAACAATCCCATTGCCATCTGTTCTTATGGTGTGAGTCATAAAAATATCCCTCTGTTCTCGTAGGGTTAGCAGCCATAATGACTAAGGTATTTTCACCTGTCATAGCACCCTCTGCTACTTCAAAAATAACCTGTGGAATACCCGAAGCCTCATCAATAATAAATGCTAAGTTGGTAGCGTGAAAGCCTTGTAGAGCTTCTGGTTGGTCTTTCCTTGCAGTACGTGGTACAGCAAAACTACCATTAGCAAAGTCAATCTTTTCTGTTTTAACCTCTACCTCATTCTTTAGTTGTGATGGTAGCTTGTCTCTCCACTTCTTAACCTCTGGCATCAATAGGTCATATAGTTGGTGTCCTGTAGGTGCAGTCATTGGTATCTTTGCATCTTCATGGAATATTCCCCACCATAAGACAATCCAACCCATCAAGGTCGTTTTACCAGACCCATGACCAGAACGTATAGATATTTTTCTTGCACCCCCGTCTATTGCTTTAAGAACACTTAGTTGTTGAGTTGTAGGCTTTACTCTCAACCCAATAGTAACGAACACTTCAAGGCTCTTTGAAAAGGCTTTTACTAGGAGTATGTCTTGTTTAGTCATTGTCTTTTTCCAAACTTTCTTTTACTTCATAGAAAGTTTTTCTTCCAAGTGCGTGTAAGAAAATCTTATTTACTCTATTTTGTGCCTCTATTATCTTTCTCTCGCTATCTTGAAATTGCTCATGCACAAAATCTACTATGTACTCAACTGCGTAGTCGCTAACGATAAGGCTGTCTGACTTTAAAGACCTCTTCATAACTTCTGTAATTTTATGTTTAGTCACTTCAACAACTCCCTAAGTTTTTTAACGTCTGCTCTCATAGTTGAGCATCCACTTGTGCGTAGCACTTTTTCCATTCTGATAACAACACTTATAAGCTCATCTCTAATATCTCCTATTAGTCCAAAGGCATCTGACGGCTTATTAATCTTTTGACTCATGCTCTACCTCCTCAACTTCAATAACATTCTCATCTTCTTTAGGCTTAGTAAGTAAGTTCTTAATGAAATCATCTACCTCACTATCACCAACTGTTGAACTAGCTATCTGCTCTGATATGGATAAATTAACATTCACATCTACTTTCTTATTAAGCATCCCTGTAAATTTAAGAGATGTCTCAATAGCTTTCAATTTATCTACCAAAGTAATCTGCGTTACTGCACCCGTCTTAGCGTCATAATTAACACTCTTAATAGCATCCATATATTGTTGAGGTATATCAGCCTTAAAGTCACCTGTGCTTAAATCTATGAAGTCTCCCAAGTTTGCACTCTGAATGTTCATAAGCCGTTTGAGTGAAGATGCAGAACTTTGTTCCATGTCCTTAACAGCTTGATTGGTAATCTCTTGTAGCTTCTTCCTTGCCATAGGCTTACGCATAATTTCGGTGTGTCTCTTTAGTGGTGTGTAAGCACCAAAAATTTTTGTGAGTGCCTTACGCTCATCGTGACAAGTAGCGAACTCATGTAGATAGCGTATGTCGTGGTCGGATAGGAAATCAGCCATAATATCTACCTATATAGTGATTACCACCAAACTTTACTTTAGGTGTACCTGCTAAGGGAAAGACGATTATCATTAAGACTTTTAGGGTTAGGTGTTTCATATTGTGTACTTCTTTACAAACTGTAGTTTTTTCTTAACACAATCCATAATTTTTATGTAGCATGGTTTTGATTTTTCCATACGCAGTTCTTCTTTCACTCTATCAATCTGTAAGTTAAGCTCTCTTCTAATGTCGCTTGAAAACAAATCTACAATCTCTTGTGCATCTTTATCTAAAGCAAAACGTCTCTCTTTGTGGTAGCCATCCTTATACTCATTAAATACGAATATTTTTGACCTGTATCTATCTACTCTTATGGCAAGTGGAGTATCTGCGGAAACAGCACGTTGTCTGTCATTAAATACTTCAAGCTCTACAAATGGTATTCCTCGTCTATTGGAAATATGTTCCATATTAATGCTTATTAGTTTTACGTCTTGTTCATCTGGTCTCATGTTGTGCCTCCATAGCGTTATTGATGTATTGTCCTTGTGAACAAGTGTTTTTGAAAGGTGAAAAAGTGGTTGGGGTCAGTGTGGGGTGAATATCATATCTCGCACCGAAATTGTGGGTGTGGGGGTCGGGTGAAGTGTGGGCGTGTAGGTCGTGAGGTCGTGGCGTATCAGTAACGCCGTGTAAGATACCCGAAGCAAAGCAAGGCACAGCGACAACACAGCAAGAGGTGACACGGTATTGACACAGAACCACAGCAGATACAGCAGACAGCAGACCATAAGCCCACGATTTTACCTGTAGCACCACAGCCGAGACAGTACGCACACATAAGGACGAGATAACACACGCCCCACCCACAACCCACCAACCAACCAAACGAAGCCCAAACCCCATAAGGAAAGCCACCAGATGCAAGACGTTAAGCGTTAAGCGATAAGCACCTAATAACGAAGCGTTAAGGAATAAGGAACGATAAGACACTAAGCCGTTAAGCCCTAAAGCGTTAAGCGTTAAGAGCTTATGAAAGTTAATAGCGTTAAGCGTTAAGGAAAATTTATCGAGTGTTAAAGTGTTGCTAAGTTCCTGCACGGTAACGACTCCTAAAGTATTATTGATATTAATATCTATTGCGATTAAAGCAACGTATCAAGAAAGCAAAGGAGCTATAAAGCTAAGTAAGACCCCAAACCCCTATTTATTCAAAATTATATCATAATAGCACAATAGCACTACTTTAAAACACGCATAACACGCACACGCATACACGTATTTAACTATAACAGCCCTAAAACCTAAGAGCTAAAGCCCTGCAAAGTACGCCCACACCGTAAAATACTGCAAATTTCAACAAATTACTCAAAAAGGCAAGTATTTTATATTAGTTTAAGTTTAGTACTGTTATAATTGCCCTATAAGACAACTTAATCTTAAGAAGTCTTAATCTTTAGCCGTTGGAGGCACAACATGAAAAAAGTTAGCATATTAGTAGATACACTTTTAAACGGGAACAGAATAGAGAGTAGCGACTACTACAAAAAACTACTTAAAGCGACTACACGAGCAACAATTTTAGAGTATACGAGACGCATGGAACTAAAAAGAATTGATGCACCTTGTTTCCATGGTACAAAATTAGAGATGATTAAACAAATCGCTGCAGCATACAAAGGGGCATAAGATGAACACTACAGGATTAAGAGCTAAAAAACATAATTGGATATTAGAGGCAATAGACGCAGACGGTTACGACATTACAGCGAACACAGATAAAGAGAAGTTACAATTTATAGCCGACTGCATCAAGTCAGAGGCTATCTATCCTCACAATTTAAAGAGACATAACGGCAACATATCGGCATTAATAGCCGACCACTTGCAGGGGTTGCCATCGTGGTTAAATATTCCCTTTAGTAATTACGATATTTTGGAGCTTTTGAAGTCTTGGGGCTACACTTTCAAGAACGAGAGGGCAGAAGATAAAGCAATAGCTAACTATTGGAACGCCACAGCGTCAATAATTATACAACTATTCTCAAAACACGGGATAGAGGTTAATTAGTATGAGACTCCCAGAACTAAAAGCCCTTATTAGGGCAGGAGTTAAGACAGCAGGAGAAGCTGGAAAAATAACTAAATTAAGAAAGGGCAGATTATGAGACATTTATTTTTAACACTAAACCAACAGGCAAAAGCAATAGCAGACAACAGCAACGGAGAACTAAGCAAAGAAGAAGTTAAGGCGATATTATCTATCAAGTGGAAGTACAGCACAGGGAAGTACAGCACAAGCAACAGAGGGCAAGAGATAGAGGCAGTAAGAGAGCCTTTATTTTACGAGACAAGAAGCGACAAAGACGGAGCATATCTAACAGTTTTTTGTGTACTAACAGACAGACTAAAAGCACACCAAGCAAGAACAAACGAAAAAATATTAAAAATATGGAACGAGGCATAAAATGATTTTAAAAATTAATGCAGGAAGTTACACGGCAAGAGGTGGAGCAACAGCGACAGAGAAATATTTTTTAATGACTACTTCATTTTTAATCGAGAGAGGCGAAGAAATAACCATGCAGGAGCTACAAACAAGAGTCAAAGAGTATTACAGCAACAGCAAGTTAAATCTAATCATGGAAGAGATAAACAAGAGGAGCAAATAAGATGTTAGCAGTTTATAGAATAGATTACAGATGGTGTTATAAAACAGAGGGAACGGATTTTTTATGTATAGACTGTGACAAGGAGCGTAACCGATGGAACTAATTAAAAATACAATAACAATAATTAAAGCTATCGGTGCTTTACTTTGGGAATACAGGGGCTTATTTTTTGCCTTTTTTATTCTTAATATTTAGCTATAATCACAACATCAAACGGAGGTCACAAAATGAAAAAAGAAGCGTTAAATTTTATATTATCAAAAACAAGACAAGAAAGAGAGCTAAGCAGTAAAGATTATAGTTACGAATTCTACATGGACGGAAGCAAAGAAGATACAAAAATATACGATGCAGTTCTATCCGACAGCATAAGAAAAATATACCCAATAGTTACGCCAATTCACATTGAACAACTAAAGACATTAGAGATAGCCGTTAAAGCCATCATTAAGTTAAAAGAATTAGATAATAAGTTAGACGATACAATAGACAATAATTTAATAATAGATGAAAGATATGAACTAGATATGAATTATATAAATGGTTTATTTAGAGGTTATTTGATAGACATAGGGCTATCAGAAGAAGAGGCTAAAAAGAAGTCCGATATATTAGATTTTCTTGATTATACTGCAATAGATGATGTTAAAGATTTTTTCATCTAACCATCAATCCCAAAATTAAACGGAGGTCACAAAATGGAATACAATCTAAAAGAAGAAATTAAAAAGCTGGGAATGACACAAAAGGGTTTTGCTGAGCATATTGGAGTAGCAGAAGTTACAGTAGGAACGTGGGTAAGAGGTGATACAGATACCCCTAAATGGGTTAAATTACTTATTGAACTACTACACAAAGAGGTTAAATTTGAACACGCAAAGAAACTTTTTAACGATAATCTATAAAAAATATAGTTTTACCCTTGACAAAACTATATTAAATATACTATAATCCTTTTGAAATCAGATTTAATCTGATTATCTACTCAAAAGGAGGCATTAAAAATGTCACACATAATCACACTACACAACAACCAACCCACAGTTAGTCATAGAGTTATCGCAGAACGTACGGAAAATCTACAAGTATCTATAAGTAATACTATTAATAAGTATATTTTAGATTTTGAGGAGTTTGGAAAGGTTCATTTTAAAAATGAGGCTATAAAAAATTCTAAGAATAAAATAAACGAGGTAAAAACTTTTTTACTAAATGAAAGTCAAGCGACCCTACTACTAACTTTTTTGAAGAACAGCATAGCAGTAAGAGCCTTTAAAGTAGCACTTGTAAAAGAGTTCTACAAGATGCGAGAAGAATTATATCAAAAACAACCCGAAATTACAATAGTAAACACCACCGACAAAGAACGCTTAGGCACTTTAGAAAGTCAAATCTATATGCTAAAGAATGAAAATAGAGAGCTTAGACGTGCTATGAACAGAATGACGTACAACGATAAGCACCTACACACAGGAATAGAAAACGGAGAGTATATCAGAATATACGGAAATAAAACACCCGTTACAGTTGTTGGGATAGATAAAGGAAATGTAATCTTTTTAGATAATAATGGAGGTGGTAAAGTTAATGTTATAGATTTTCAAAAGATGTTTAAACCTATTCAAAAACTTCTTAAATAAGTTCAGCTTGGAGGCACGAACTTAAATATCTACCTTACGCAAATCATCAAACTTTTTTAAGCCCCCAGATGGGGCGAACTTCACTAATTTTTATCAGTTTTTAGTTTAAAACTTTCTTCAGCCATTAACACCCACTTCCCTTTGAGTTTCCAATACACTTCCCATATTTCCTCATTAGGTTCTGTTAGACAGTCTAAATCTTTACCTAAGATAATACGAGAGTTTTCCTCTGTGGCTTGTTTATCGTTATACAGTCCAAACCTAATCTCTTTTGTTATCCCTGTAATTGACCTCCCCCCTGCATAACCTAAGGATATTTCAACACTATCTTTTTTTAGTTTAACGGCTTGTTTTATTTCATTTGGTACAGTCTCCCCAGATATATTTCTTGTAAACCCAAAATCTTTAGGCACAGCATAGCATGGTTCACTTTGCGTTACAACTATTTTAGCAAGAACGGCAACCCCTATCTCTTTATCTTTAGTTAGATTATATCTACCATGATTTACCCATATCCCAACCGTATTACCTATCATAACCTCATTATTGTAAGTATTCCCTTTTTTATTCCCCCACGTTGCACCGATATACTTACTATTTTTATCTCTCAACTTTTCAACCCAATCGGGTGCTGTATTATCCCCCCATACCAGACATGGGCTAATCCCTAAAACTAACACCCCACTCATAACTATTTTTTTAATGTTCATTTTTTTGCCTCCATATTTTTATATCTCTTCTATCTCTACAATTATTTTATCACAATCACCCCAAATTTTAACCACATCAAGGTCACAAATTTGTGAGTCGTCCTTGTATGCTATTTCATTTAGGGCATCTTGGACACCTTTTGTTAGGTTGTCTGTATCTGGTCTTTGCGTATGCCAATATGCTTGTGCTTTTTTCTTCTTGCTCCAACTCTTTGTTTTTTTGAATTGAAATAAGATAGACATTTTTATTGCACCCTCTAAGGGCTTATCAATTTTTGTTAATGCCTTGATAGCATCCTTGTACTCTGTGTACTTTGGGTCGTTATATGTTCCCCATCTGGTGACTCTTGGACGAGGACTTGGCATAGGTCTAAGGTCATAGACAAAGATTTTACTTGACATACCTAAAATCTCCTATAGCTATAGTTATGGAGTCTCCTCCTAAGAAGTCGTACCATTGTTTAGCCAAAACCTCTGTAATATTTACACTACGCTTCTGATACATACAATAAACTACTGATTTATCCATGAAATAATCAAGTGATACATTATCATCTACATTGATTGAAGCTACATCGTCCTTGTTTTTCATGCTCTCCCATGCAGACTTTTCTACAAATGCAAGTACAGGCTTTTTTATCCCCTCCTCTTGCATAATCTCTCTTGCTATTTTGAGTGCGTTTTTTTGTGTTGTGTATTTGTATTTCATTTTTTATCTCCTATTGATTAGAAAGGTATCTCATCTTCATTTACATCAACCGTTGGTGGTACTGCACTTTGTGGAGTCCTATACGTTGGTTTTGGTCGTTCCTGCTTTTGATACTGTGGATTATCTGGCTGTCCACCATACTGTCCTGCACCTGCTGACTGCCCTTGACTATTTTCGCTCTTATCAATAAAATCAAACTGCTCTAATCTAATTGATACCTTACTTCTGTTCGTGCCGTCTTGTGCTTTCCATTGACTTTGTTCAAGTTCTCCTGTAATCCCTATTCTGCTACCTTTTCTAAAATACTGATTGATAATTTCTGCATTTCTACCAAAAACTGATACATCAAAAAAACTTACTTTTTCTACAAGTTCACCACTCTGTTTTGTATATTTTTTATTGTATGCGATAGAAAAAGATGTTCTCACTTTTCCTTCGTTGTCATATTTAAGTTCAATATCTGCTGTTATTGTTCCCAATATCATTACTTTGTTCATACCTCAACCTTTTCACTACGTGATTTTAATTTCCAAACAGGCATACGCTCTGTCTGGGATAGATACTCATACGCTTCTTTGATATGCGTAAACCTCTTAAATCTGCTCTCATACTCAACTACTTTTTTCTTTTCAAGTCGTGTGTTAAGCATATAAACCATGCCCTCATCTGTATCAATGATGAAGTATGAGTAAGCTCCCTTGACTCTATACTTCATCAACCTGTAGCTTTTCGTTTGCTACTATCTCTTCTCTTGCTAATCTTGCGTAGCCCTCTATGTCTCTCCACCCATCAACGCTGTTTGGATTACCATTCAGAAGTCTGCTTAACTTCACCATGATTGCACTCATAACCTCTAACTGTGTAGCGTTTAAGTTTTGACCGTAAGAACGTATTGCACCTTTTAAGTGTTGTGATATTTTTGCACTTGTTCTAAAATCTCCGTACTCATCTTGTCTCTCTCTTAGTGTGTCTTGAATTTCCATTTTTACTTCCTTATTTTTATTTTTTTGCTCATCTGCTACTTTGGTTAATG